TTTTATCAGAATGATGTTTTATCTTCTTCTAATTTATTTGCCAGAGAAATAATTCTAAATCCTGCTGCTTCGGAAGCTAACAAGCCTTTATGGTTTAACAGTCCTGTTGGACAGCTAGTAATGCAGTTTGCTTCTTATCCGACTGTATTTAACAATACTGTTCTTAAAAATATGGTAAGAGAAGTAAATCAAGATCCTATAAGAAACGCACCTAAACTTGTAGCTGCTACATCTTTAATGACAGGAGGAGCTATACTTACTAATGCTTTCAGAAGTGAAGGAAGAAGTTTAGAAGAGTCAGATGCTAAAATAGTTTCTGATGCTGTTTCTAGGTGGGGAGGATTTGGTCCTCTTGACTATGGGTTTAGATATGCAAGAGGTATCGAGTATGGTGGACTAACAGCAGGCTCTACACTTAAAGCTCCTTTTGGTCCTTTAGTTGCAGACGTTGTGGATGCTGTACAGTTTAGACACAGTCCTTTACAAATAGCTACACAAAATATTCCATTTTATTCTGCTCTTCCAAAAGATCAAAGAGATGCTTTAAAATCTTGGGCTAGAGGAACTAAAGCAGAAAAACCTGAAGATCAAAGCTTTGTTATAGATAACAGAAGATTTGCTAAAGGTGGTAGAGTCAACGTGCCTAATGCAGTTGAAGAACCAGAAGAAAGAAAAATGAGAGGTCTTCCGTTTACATACGCTGACTTAGGAGGTCCGTCAGTCCAAGACAACGAAGACAGACTTGGTTTTTCTATGGGTGGAGAAGTAGACACTCCTGATAATAACAACTATGCTTTTAGTGTGTTAACAAAGAATGATGACTACGGAAGATTTTTAGAAGATAGAGATCCTATACAAACATACGAAGATAGTGATATGCCAGAAGATACTAGCAAAGAATCTTACTTTGTAGGTCTTGAAGAAAATAACTATGATGCAATAAATAGAAGAGTAGAAGACTCTATAGGTTTAGATGTTTCTAAAGTTTCTGTAAACATTAGAGGTGCTAACAAAGTAGAAGGCAAAGTTAAAGTTATGAATACTTTAGAAGTCGATAAGCCTACAGTAGAAGCAATACTAGAAAAAGTAGAGAAAGCACGAACTATGCCGAAAGATGTAGAGATTATAAAAGATATTAAGTTTGAGTTGAATGCTAGAGACTATGCGTTATCTACCGAAGGAGGTAGTAAAGAAGGATCTGACATGATGCAGAAAAGTAAAAGCGTAGTAATTAAAGATGGTTTATTTAACTTAGGTTATGATTCTGTATCTTACAACAAAGGTAAAAATATTGTGTTGCTAAAACATAACCAGTTTATACCGACTAAAATTGAAAAGAATATGGTTCGTAAAAAAGTTTATGGTGGTGGTCTTATGAGAACTTTGAGAAGACGCTACGATATAGGAGGAGCAGTAGAAGCTGTACTTGGTATCTTTTCTAAAATTCCTTTGACTAAAAGATTTTTAGATATACAGCACAAACGAATGAATATTGAAGATACTGATCAGAATACATTTGCAGAAAACTTAGTTAGGTACGCTGACGAAATAGCAGACGTAGAAACTAAAAATAATCCTAAAGAAATATCTATTGCAAACGCTAAAGGTTTACATCAATTTAAAGATGAAACTGTCAAAACAGTAGTGAACAATTTTCTTAGTGGTAGAATACCTGTAGATCAAAATATTATAGATGCAGTTGTAGCAGCATCTAAAAAAGATCCTCGTGATTGGAACAGAGATGAATCTAACTTAATGGTTTTAGGTCACATGTTTTTGACAGCAGAGAAAAAAGAGTACAACGGAGTTACTATGTCAAGTGATCCTTTGTTAAGAATAATAGGAACATCAAAAGAACAAGACGATGGTTACAAAGAAGCTGCTGAGTTTTTATATATGAAGTTTCATTGGAGAGGAACTAAGCAATCTCCTGAATATAATCAAGCATTAAAAAATATTAGAAATAGATATAATCTTACTTCTTCTATTATATACGGTCCTGCACAAATGAGAGAAAGATCTTTTTCAGATGACACTCCTTCTCCTGCTCCTAGACAAGATGAAAATCTTAGAGCAGGTGTTGCTCCTATAGATAGCTACCAAAACTATTACAAACCTAGTATCTCTAATCTTCCAGAAGAAGAAGGTGTATTTAGTAGATTAAAAAATATATATGAACTGACTACTAAAGAAATAGATCCTAACAATAAAAGTCCTTTTGAAAGAAATCCTGTGATAGATACTTTTTATGATGAAGAAGTGATAGAGCCTAAAATGATTGAGCCACAACCTCGTATTGTAGATCACTATTTAAAAGAACATCAAGACGCTTACATAGCCGAAGAAACTAAAAAGTTAAAAGATTTTTTACTTCCATTACCAGACGGAACTTACAGAAACTATCCGTCTATGAGTGATGCTATAGAAGAACCAGAAGTTATAGAAGTGCCAAAAGCACCAGAAGTACCAACAGTAGAACCTCAAGGATTTGGTAGGTTTGAATTGCGTAAACATAGTAGAACAAGTGACTACAGAAAGGATTAATAAATGAACAAAGAAAAACTAATTGAAGAACTTAAACGTGACGAAGGTGTAGAACTACGACCTTACAAATGCTCGGCAGGATTTTTAACTCTGGGTGTAGGTAGAAATATAGAAGAGCGTGGTATTACTATGGATGAGTCTGATTATCTTCTTGCCAACGATATAACAATTTGTGAAGAAGAAGCTGCTAGAGTTTTTAAATGGTTTGCAGATCTAACAGACGTTAGACAAAGAGCTATTATTAACATGATATTTAATCTAGGTTTAACAAAATTATTAAACTTTAAAAACTTCCTAGCTGCTATGGCAGCAGAAGATTATGAAACTGCAGGTAAGGAAATGCTCGATAGTCGTTGGGCTAGACAGGTTGGTAACAGAGCAGACAGATTGGAGCAGATGATTGTTAACGGATGATATATTAATTATGTATCTTGAAGATGATCTTGACAGAGCTTATCGGATAGATTGTAAAATGCGTTCAAAAGTAGACATACCTTGGATTAAACGTGAAGAGTTTAGAAAAGTCTATGAAGAATTACTAGGTGCGCATTTAAAGGGTGTGCCTGACATGCCATTAGAATTAGCTATGCAATCAGTAGAAGAAATTTTATCGAATGAAAGCATACGCTTTAACAAAGAGGAACTAAAAGAGAAAACAAATGAAACTAAACTTACTTAAAAATGTGAAAAATATTATAGGTGCTGTAGCTCCTACAATCGGAACAGCTCTAGGTGGACCAATGGGTTCGATGGCTGCAAACATGGTAGCTGATGCTCTTGGATGTGAGCCAACACCTAAGAAAATAGAAGCAGCAGTACAAGCTGCGACACCTGAACAGTTAGCAGAACTTAAAAAGATTGACAAAGACTTTGAAGTTAGGATGAAGGAATTAGATGTTGATCTATACGCACTAGAAACTGCAGACATACAAGATGCAAGAGGAAAGTTCTCTAAGGACTGGACTTCTCGTATCATGGGTATAGCTGTTGTTGGTGGCTTTATGGGTTATATATTCCTAGTCACGCTCCAACCTCCCGAGCAAAACTCAGAAGCGTTAATTAACTTAGTTCTCGGCTACCTTGGAGGACTTGCAAGTGCCGTAATTAGCTTCTACTTTGGAGCAAGCAACACAAAAGGAAAAGACGATGACTAATATAAATCACACACCTCAGTACAAAGCTTTGAAAGCTGTATATAAAGGTGAAATAGCTAAAGCAGAAGCAAACCTATCTGTATACTTTAAGAATAGTGTAGGTGTAGGAGAACACGCAGACATTGTAGAAGTTATGGATGAACAACTAGATAAACTTGCACAGGCTAAAGATAAACTAGCAGCATTAGAGGATTTAATTATATGAGAAAAGGTGGATTTAGAAACCAAGCTAGAAGACAACAAGTAAGGAATAAAGAAAAATTTAATTTTAGAAAACAACAAATCAAACTTAAAGATCAAATGGATTATTATCATGGCAGTAAAAAAGAAAAAGAAATCAACAGTAAATAAAGCAGGTAATTACACGAAACCTACTATGCGTAAAAATCTTTTTAATAGAATTAAAGCAGGTAGTAAAGGTGGGAGATCAGGTCAATGGAGTGCTAGAAAGGCACAGATGTTAGCTAAACAATACAAAGCAAAAGGTGGAGGATACAAATAATGCCAATGGGAAAAGGAACTTATGGTTCAAAGGTCGGCAGACCTAAAAAGAAAAAGATGATGGGTGGTGGCATGGCTAAGAAAAAGCGCATGACATATAAAAAAGGTGGAGGTGTTAAACACTATAAGAAAGACGGTACTGAGTATAAAGGTTCTAGTCACAAGATGCCTAATGGAGAACTACATACAAATAAAACACACACCAAAACAAGCGTTAAACTTTTTCACTTTAAAGATCTTTCTAAGAAAGCTAAAGTAAAGGCTAAAAAGTAATGGCACTCAAAAAGTCTCAGAGGTCTTTAAAGAAGTGGACAAAGCAGAAATGGAGAACTCCAAGTGGTAAGAAGTCTTCTGAAACTGGTGAAGTCTATGCTCCGTCTGCAAAAATTAAAAGGCTTAAGTCTACTCCTGCAGGTAGAAGAAAACTTGCAGCAGCTAACAAAAAGAAACGTGCTGCTACTGCTAAAGGTAAGCAACATGCTAAACATGGATTACATAAAAAGAAAAGGAAGAAGAAATAATGGCTAAGAAGAAAGACTCAAGGCTTGCAAGAGCAGGTGTTTCTGGTTTCAATAAACCTAAACGTACTCCAAGCCATCCTAAAAAATCTCACATTGTTGTAGCTAAAGAAGGTGATAAAATAAAGACTATTCGTTTCGGACAGAAAGGAGCTAAGACTGCAGGTAAACCTAAAGCAGGTGAGGCTAGACGCATGAAGATGAAACGTAAATCTTTCAAGGCTAGACATGGTAAAAATATTAGAAAAGGTAAAATGTCTGCAGCTTATTGGGCTGACAAAGTTAAATGGTAACGTAAATGGTAGAAGCAATAGACTTCATAAACCAAGTAGGATTCCCGATTGCTAGTGCGCTAGGATTGGGTTTCTTCATTTGGAAGCTTATAAATAAAATCATTGATGGCATGGAAAAGAAGATAGATGTTGTTGATGAAAAGGTAGATGCTAGTTTAAATGCTATGGAAGAAAGACTTAGTACTAAACTAGATTCTCAATATGGGATCATAGTAGCTTTGATTGATAGAGTAAGATCTCTTGATAATCAAACAATACGACAAGATGTACTTCTTAAAACTTTGTTAGGTATTCCTAACTTAATTGAAATAGATAAAGTGAGTAAAGCAGACCGTGAAGATCAAAGAAAAGATTGAAAATATATCAATAAACAAACTTATTAATTTATTATTTGTGTGTAATTTTATTTTTTTGTTTATGGTAATTTTTTTTAGTGACGCATTAAAAGCTGACGAAATACTTTACAAGTTTAAAAGTCCTAGCTTCTCTGGAATAAATACATCAAGTCATTATCTTAC